CACTTCAAGAGTCTGCTCAAAGAACTACAGCTCAAGCGCAACTTTAGACCAGATCTCATAGTCATAGATTACCTAAATATCTGTGCCAGCTCCAGATTCAAATCTGGTGCCAACATCAATAGCTATACTCTGATCAAGAGCATAGCCGAAGAGTTGCGTGGCATGGCCGTAGAACACGACGTACCCATACTAAGTGCCACACAGACGACTCGAGGTGGCTATGGAAATACCGAAGTTGAGCTTACCGATACCTCAGAGTCTTTTGGTTTGCCAGCCACAGTAGACTTCATGTTTGCGCTAATCAGTACTGAGGATCTGGAAGCCATGGGGCAACTTTTGGTCAAGCAGCTCAAGAATCGTTATAACGATCCGACCATGAACCGAAAGTTTGTCATTGGTGTTGACAGAGCCAAGATGAGATTGTTCGATCTGGAGAGTTCAGCCCAGACGAATATCAATAAAGGATCGAAAGGTACTACGAACCTTGACATCGATAAGGTTTCATCATACAATCCAGGAAATAGGAAAGCAGGTCCCGATTATAGTTCTCTCAAATTCTAGGAACTAGCCATGCAGCATCCTTTTAGTGTTACACCAGTATTTCACATTCCAAGCACAGATACTGAGCCCGAGACCGAACCTGAGCCCGAGACACAACCTGTGCCTGAGGAAGTCATTGACCCACACGAACACGAGCCACGCTACTTTACTGACTAAGTCATAAATACTTACGAAGGAGGGAAGCCAAATGCAAGTAACTGTAAGAGGAACCCGAGATCGTAAGTTTGCATCTGTGATGAGAAAGGCCGCGAGATCATTTGCGTCCAATCTTTTCGGTCACAAGATGTTACCACATCTAACCTTTAGAATCATCTGCACTCATGAACTCTCTGCCAGTGGTTTCTGCGGGCCCAGCGATATCGCTGATCTTTCACGCCCCAGAGACTTTGAAATTGAACTACTAAACAAGGACCGAACCAGACTTTCGATCATAACCACACTGGCCCACGAAATGGTACACGCCAAACAATTCGCATACGGCCAGCTCAAAGATAAGGTAGTCAAAAGAAAGTTTGTGACTACCTGGCATGGCGTACCATATGATGATGATGTCGACTACTGGGATCATCCCTGGGAAATCGAAGCGTATGGATTGGAGAATAGTCTGGTAGCAAAATTTCTCCAGGCAAGCAACCTATACGATTTTTTTGAAACCGAAGCGGGTACCTGGTATCCACAACCAAAGGATTGAATAATGTCTGATACAGCCTGGACGGTCGTCCAAATCATACTCATGCTTCTAGCCTGTTATGCCTGCTTCATCAAGGGCATAGATGTCGGAATAGTGCAGGCCATAGACAGCCTGGGCGAACAAGGGTTGCTAAACCAAGAAAAATTTGACCGAAAGATGCGTGAAATCGAGCGGGAGGAAGGCTAGGTCATTGATTTCATTGAAGAAAATATTTCACACAAAGGGCTTGACAAACAGGCCCTTTTCTGTTAATATCGTATCATGAACTTCCAAATTGGTGCCAGGGCTGAGATCCGGACTCGACATCTTAGCAATCTCCTAGGCGTAAAATATCAAGAGTCCACTCACACGGGCATAGTAGTCCAGAACCCTGCTTGGTTGGATAACAACTATGTCTGCATCCGAACAGGCAATCCTGAATTTCCTGTTAGCCAGATCTTCAAGCCCAATATCATTGGGTACGATGCTCCCAAGACCAAAATTGACCTCAGAGTCTTTTCCGTGAAAAGCAAGTCCACGGGCAAGACCTATCAGGTGCAGGTACAGGGTCTGAATGTAACCTGCGATTGTATTGGATTCCAGTATCACAAGTATTGTAAACATAGCCGAATCGTCAAAGCCAAACTTTCAATTGGAGCCTGATCATGTATTATCATCCCCTGAAACGTAGTCGCGAATACACCAACCTCCTGGCTGAGAAGATCGAGGATGGCCTTCTTGATCCCGAAGATGTTCTGAATGAACTCATAGGCTGGTTGAGCGAGTCTGAGGTCAAAGAGTTTTACTTGTCCAACTATGCCGACGAACTTGGCGATCTTGGTTATGAAATTGATCCCGACTCCGAATAAAGATACTTTCGGTCTTGACAGCATGAACCGAAGGTGCTATAATCACTGTATGCTGTAACCCTTTATATTTCAACTTGAGAGGAATCTATATTATGACACACGAAAAATTCATGGTAGCTGGTGTTGCCCGTAACATGCAAGGTAAGCTCAAGGTTCGTTATTCCACCCTGAGCATTGCCGATACTGTGGCTCGACAAGAGCGTGCAGGAAATACAGAAATTCTTTACGTCGAGTTGCCTGAGGCCATGGTACGTGATGACATTCCTGCATTCTTGCTGGGCCTGGAACAGTTCAGCTCAGTTCCAGCCTACAAGGAAGTCCTGGAAACTGCTAATACCAATCATGCCCTCAAAGGCAAGCCTGCTCGTGCTCCCAAGGCTCCCAAAGCCAAGGCCCCCAAGGCCAAGGCTCCAAAAGCACCCAAGGCTCCCAAGGTTACCATACCTGCTGCAGATGAAGCCGAGGATTTTGAAATCGAAGAACTCAAGGCCATTGCAGCCTGATATAAATATACGGCCAACGTCGGGAGACTGTAGGCCGCTTACATCCCGAGGACAACATGGCAAGACATACTGCAGAAAATGCAATAAACAAGATCGGCAACAAATTTGATTGTATCCTGATTGCCGCAGCGCGAGCTCGTGAACTGCGCCGTGGAAAGAAAAGCATGCTCCCTGCCGAGGACAATCAGGCCATAGTACTGGCTTTGCGAGAAATCGAAGCTGGTCTGGTAGGCCGAGAATATCTAAGAAAGATACGAAATGGCAGAAACACTTCAGCAGGTAAAGTTTAGAGAACATGAAGGCATAGACCTCAACGCCTGGGTTGGAGGTCCTGCGCACGGCCACAAGGTCGTGCTTTTACATGACAGTTGGGGCTGTACTCCTAGCATGCGGGAACTGGCCAGACTCTTGGCCAACAACAACTGCAGAGTGTGGTTGCCCGACTACTTTCGTGGCGATCGCTTTACCAGTCATCGTGACATTGAACAACGTCTTTGGCGTACCGATGTTACAACCATCATAGAAAACAGCATACAGGGTGCCATACAGATGTTTACAGGTCCTGTGCATCTGGTTGGTGCAGGCTACGGTGGCGTCCTGGCTCTCAGAGCCCAGAGTGTGCTAAAATCCGTGGCCAGTGTAACCAGCATCTATGGTGCAAGTTGGATGCCCGAAAACCGTCTGCTGGGATTCACCAAGGTAAATGTTCCAGTATTTCTGATCCAGCCCAGATTTCGTGTGCAAGAAATCGAAGCTGCTGAGATCCTGAAACGTGCACCAGATACCAGCTCTGAACTCATACTACACGGAGACCGTGGATTCCTCAACGAGGAAGATATCAGCTTTGTGCAGATACATCAGGCCACAGTGGCCAAAAAAGTCAGTACCTGGATACAGAGTCTCAATGTTTAGTATGTAACGGTATCGACTCTGACCCCGAGTCAGTTTATAATAGGGGTCTGGTATAAGCGAGCCAGTAACAAGTCGCTATATTTCATGGAGATATTATGACAAAAACTATTGTCTTGAAAGCGCTGAAAAGCGGACGTCAATTCACCGCTGGCCAGCTAAGCGGCCTTACTCGCGGTAGTGCCGAGACTGCAGAAAAAGCCATTGCTACACTTCGTAGCGAAGGCTATGCGATCTACACCAATCAGACCAAGAATGGCAAAACTGCCTATCGCCTAGGAACACCTAGCCGCGAGATGGTAGCTGCTGCCTACAGGGCTGCTGGCGCACGCGTGTTCGCGTAATCATCTAAAAACCGACCCAGGATGCCCCGCAGCCCCCTCTAGGCTTGTACTTATGGCGCTGTAGACCTTGTAGGGTGCCGGAACCGTAACCGGCTTTTTGAAATCAAGAATCATGAAATTAGCAATTTGCAGCGACCTCCATCTAGAATTTGCCGATATTCATCTTCAGAACGAAGGTGCCGATGTACTGATTCTTAGCGGCGACATTCTGATCGCCCAGGATCTGTACGACAACCAATACATCCCAGCCAACCCCCTGGTCCCGCTTACCTTTGGTCAGGAGCGTGCTCTACGATTTCGCAACTTCCTGAAACGAGTCAGTGCAGATTTTCCAGCTGTTGTCTATGTTGCTGGCAATCACGAATTCTATCATGGTCGTTGGCCTTTTGGCTATAACTATCTGGCTCAGGAATGCGCTAACTATTCGAACATTTACTTTCTGGAAATGTCCAGCATAGAGCTTCATGGTTGGACCTTCCTGGGCGCTACGTTCTGGACCAACATGAACAATCGTGATGACGTCACTCTGAATCTGGCCGGTGCCATGATGAATGACTATAGACAGGTCAAGGTTCCCAATGAAGGTTACCGTAAACTCAGACCCATGGATACTGTACATCGTCATGACCAGAGTCTGAAATACCTGGCTGATACAATCAGTGCAGCTCCTGACAAGAACTACATTGTAGTTGGACATCATGCTCCAAGCAAGGCCAGTGTGCATCCCAGATATGCATCGGACAAGGAACTCAATGCTTGCTATAGCAGTGACCTCAACGACTTCATCCTAGCCCATCCACAGATCCGACTATGGACACATGGTCATACACACGATGAATTTGACTACCAGGTTGGTTCAACACAAATTATCTGTAACCCCCGAGGATATGACTCTTATGAACAACGAGCCGCAGACTTCAAACTCAGATTCGTCGATATCAATTGATAAAAACAGACTCAAGGCTCGCATAGATGCTGCACTCATGGCCATGCTGGGTTCCGAAGAATTAGTAAGGAACTGGTGGCTAGGAGACAATCTGGCCTTTGGCCTCAAACCTCCGTTGCTGGTCTGGGAACATGATCCCCTGGCAGTCTATGCCTATGTCATAGGTTATCTTCAACGTTGACAAGGAATCTTTATGAAAGTTGTAATCAACAAGTGTTTTGGTGGATTTGATGTATCACCAGAAGCATATCGAATCATTGCCGACCGCAAGGGCTGGATTGTTGAAAAGGATGACTGGGGCAATTGCTGCTGGCGTGGAGAATTGCAAGGCACTGAAAGATCGTACCTGGTAGGCTCAGACCTGGACCGAACAGATTCAGATCTAATCCAGGTTGTTGAGGTGCTCAAAGACCAGGCCAATGGTCGTCATTCCGAGCTAGCCGTTGTTGAGATACCCGATGGCATAGACTGGTACATAAGTGAGTATGACGGACTAGAAACCATACATGAAAGGCATAGGACGTGGTCATGACAAATTTCAATCAACCACCGGTATATGCTCCTTCGGAAGCAGAAATCACTCATGCTCATTACAAGCATGTTTTTGAGAATCTGGTCCTGCCCTGTATGATGGATCTGGCCTGTGACGATGTTACAGAGTTTCGTCAACAGGGGATAGACAAACTGGACAATTTCCTGGACCGTTGGGTTCCTGAAAGTCGCTGGGTTGATGTCTGGGAGACACGTGAAGATTTTGAGCGTGAATGGCTGAATAAATTACAGCATCCACATCATGGAATCTGTACTGGTCAGGCCTGGCAATGTGCTCGTTGCGAAGCCGAGGACCTTTTTGGTGTAGCTAGTACTGCAACCTGGAGTAGTAACGATGCTTAGAATGAAGAAACCCATGATCTATGTTGACATGGATGGAGTACTTACAAACCTAGACAAGCACTGGCAGGCCATGTTTGGTCAGGGTCTGGATGTACGTGTCGAAGGTCGCTGGGAACAGTTTGTTGATGAAGCTGGTTTTGAGGAACTTGAACCCATGCCTGGTAGCGGACATCTGGTCATGGGGCTAGACAGTCTTTACAGGACCTGGGACATTGATATCTGTGTGCTGACTGCAGCTGGTGGTCCTGGTACCATGGCCAGTGTTGCACAGCAAAAGGTACAGTGGCTGGCAAATCAGTGCATAGATTATGGTCCAATTGTTGTACCCTGGAGCGAGTACAAACAGATTTTTGGCCATGACCAGGCCTTTCTGATCGACGACATGGAAAGGAACTGTGACCAATTTCGTCGTGCTGGAGGACATGCAGTCCAGCACAGTCATACTTCGGTAAATTACAGCCTTAGTTGTGCTACCCTATTTTGTGAACAAAAAGCAAAGCGAAGACATGGAACTTGAAAATATACCCTATGACGATCTAATCAAGGCCGCAGTCTCAGCCAATCCCTATGAAACAGAAAGCAGCCTCATGTATCGAACCATAAACAATGGTGCCATGTGGGCCTGTTTGGAAGCAGCTGCTGAACTCCAGGACCTACGAGGATTCAGCGGTGTTCTTCCCGACGGTAATATTGTCTGCACCCAGAGTTGGAATTACGCCATACAGGAAGCCAGTAAACTTCTCAGAGGATTCTAATGGACGCAAAACTTGTATTATATCTGATGCTATTGTTTACCATCAAGCACTTTATAGCAGATTATATCTTACAGACTCCATACCATCTCAAGCACAAAGGTACCTATGGTCATCCTGGAGGTCTCTGGCACAGTGGAATTCATGGTCTGGGAACTGTGCTAGCAGTCCTGCCATTCTATAAGATGCTGGGCGTCAAGACGCTGCTCATTGTTGTTGCTGCAGATACTGTTATTCACTACCACATTGATTATTTCAAGATGAAGCTCAATGATTGGTGGCATGCAACACCAGATACAAACCAGTACTGGTGGCTATTTGGACTGGATCAGACCCTGCATTTCCTGACCTATCTAGCACTTATTGGCTACATGGCTCTATAAACCCTGTACCTGTACCCTCCATAAATAAGCAGTAGGGGGTACAAATGGCCAGCTCAGGTAAAGAAAAATTCGACAAATACTTCAAGAATAGAACCGTTGAAGTAAAAATCAAAGCCAAACCTGGAGAACGTATCAAGGTATACGATCTCAAGGGTTCGGTAATAGACCAGCTTGAAGCTGGTGCAGCTATTACTGTTCCTGCAGCCAGTGAGTACCTGGCCAGATATCTGGTCGAGTATAAAAAAGGCGGCAAATCTATTTCGGGCTATGTTTCCGAAGCCAATGTAGGTAAACCCATCAATCCCAAGGCTGGTGGTGCTACTGAGGTACTGGGCATCCAGGCCAGTACATTGATCACACGCGGAACCAAGGCTCAGATGAACTACATGGGCAAGATGGTTTCAGGTTATAAGTTTACCAGTGCCAAGGCCCTGGCTGACAGTATCCTGGCCAGCTTCAAAACAAACAGAAACGTCAACAGAGATGATAGCGGCATCATTGCTGCATTTGAGGCATATTTCAAGCAATCCGATCCAGGTAAGATAACCTGGAACAGCGAAGTCGCTGCATTTGAGATCAATGAGCTAGGAAAATATCTGGGTGAACTTTTGCTGGGCTACATGGCGCTGAAAACAGGACGCAGTCCTGCACCATTTGCTGGCAAGCCCAAGGAATTCTTTGTACCCGACGATCCCAGCTTCAAAGGTGTAGATACCTTCCTCCTGACCAGTTCTGGTCTATATCCCATAAGCAATAAATTCGGTGTTGGTGCCAAGGCCAGCTTCTTTGGTAACCTATTGCCTGTTGCCCTGGATCAGTATTCAACCTTGCCACATAACAGTGTACTCAAGAACCTGGCCAATACAGCCAAGAGTATCAACATTAGCAGTTCAGACTTGCTAAGGAACAAGGGTGCCAAGGAAATTGTCTATGAATATGGAGTAAGAAACATACTGGGGCTGTCAACCAAGGATGTACCAAAAAGCTATGATGTATATAATGATATTCGCAGTGCACAGGGTGATATGTCAAAACTAAACCTGCACAGCAGAAATGTTGTTGGTGCCATACAGTCTCAGGGACCTGAACAAAACGTGGCCAGAGTTCTGCCCAAGAGCGTGACCGCATATTTTACCCGAACCATAGCCAGCCAGCTCATGGCAGATGCCAAGTCTGTGGATCGCATGCTAGAGATTGTTGCAGGCAAGAACTTTTATCAGGCCAATCTGGACATTGATGCCTGGAAAAACGGAAAAATTACCTACAAGATTACCAAGAGTGCCGAGGCTGACATCAAGGTCATTGGCAGCAAGAGTGCCATAGATAACATCGAAGCCAGCCAGGGTCTGGTAAATTACGAGGTCAAAGTATGAGAACATTCCTAGGTTACGTTACTCTGCTTGGCGAAGAAGCCAGCATGGAAGATAGTACACGTGTACTCAAGCACATTGATCATGCCGAGGACTTTATGCGGTTCGGTCAGCAGGGATTCAATCATTTGCATCGAAGCCTGAGCCTGTTGCATGGAGCCATGCGTGGTCAGAGAAACGAAGCCACACATGGACTCACAACCAAATACGATGGAAGCCCCAGTGTTACCTTTGGTTACCATCCCGACACAAATAGATTTTTTGTCAGCACCAAATCACTGTTCAACAAAGATGCCAAGGTCAATTACACTGAAGCAGACATAGAAAAGAATCATGGACATGCACCAGGCCTGGTTGCCAAACTAAAGCAGGCTCTGCATCATTTGCCCAAGATTGCACCTCATCATAAAATCATGCAGGGTGATCTCATGTACACACGTGAGCGTGGCAGCACCGATGTAACCAGTGATCGTTCACATCATCATTTCAAACCCAACACCATTACCTATAGTGTGGACAAGCATACGCCAGCTGGCAAGAAAGTTACCAACAGCAAGATTGGTGTTGCCCTGCACACAGCCTATACAGGAAGTATTTCCGATCCCAAGGTTGAATATAATACCGACACTGGTGAGATCCATCATCATCCAGAAGTCAATGTCATAGATCATAGAATGGACATGAGTGCAGTAAGATATACACCAGATGCTCAGAAAAATGTCAAACATCACCTACAGACAGCAGCTGGTCTGGAAAAGGATCATGATTGGAGTCATCTCAAAGGTCATGACCAGCAGCATCTGCAGACCTATGTAAATAAAATGACCCAGGATGGTCATCGCATGAGCTATGAGGGCTATAGAAATCATGTTGAACATAAGCTACAGCAGGATGTAGATAAAATGAAATCTGCCAAGGGCATGGCTGATAAGAAACAGCGCATGGCTGAGGTACTTAGCAATGTTGATTCACATAAAGAAAACTGGCAACGGTATTTTGACATGCATCATCACTTTACCGAAGCCAAACATGCTCTCATGGGACCTTTGAATGCAGCTGACTATGAACATGCACACAGCATTGACGGTAAGCCAACCAACCCCGAAGGGCATGTATTGGTAATCAATAACACGCCCATGAAGCTGGTTGATAGACCAGAATTTTCACGCAAAAACCGAGAGAGAAATGCAAAGTAAACTAGCAACCATACTCTGTACCGATGTAGTTGGCTATAGCAAGCACATGCAAGCCGACGAATTGGGTACACTAAGGAATCTAGATTCGTGCAGGAAAATCATTGATCCCTTGATCAAGAAACATCAGGGTCGTATTTTCAATACAGCCGGAGACAGTGTACTGGCCGAATTTGCCAGTGCTGCTGACGCTGTACGTTTTAGTCATGCCATGCAGACCAGTAAGCTCAGCCTTCGCTGGCGCATAGGACTGCACCTGGGTGAAGTATGGATCTACGGTGACAACCTCATGGGTGATACAGTAAACATTGCTGCCCGTGTGGAAGCCATGGCAGACTATGGTGGCGTCTGCATGACCGAAAAGGTATATGAACAGGTTTCAGGTAAATTGCCCAATCTGTCATTCAGCAAGCGTGGCAGTTTCAATTTCAAGAACATGGCACAGCCCTATGATATCTACGGCATAAACATAGCTGGTGCCGAACCCAACCCCAATGCTCAGACCGTAGAACCACCTGACCATAGCATCAAAGATCCCAAGGTTCTGGTCAAACAGGTTCTGACCGATGCCAGTGCACAGGGAAAGAGTCTGGACCAGGCCCTGATGCTAAAACGTGACAAGAAGTTTGGACCAACAGTTCGAATCCTGATGTGGAGAACTGTCAAGGGAGACAACAAGAGTCTGGATGAACTCTTGGACATGGCAAGCAAGAGATTGGTTCCCATTGAATATCGAAACCATGTTGTCAGTATATTTGATGAATATTGCAAGAAGTCCAGCAGTGAAAGACTCATGAAGATTGCCAGTGTACTAGAAGATGGTCATCTGGGCAATCATCGTGGCAGAAGCATGGTGTTCTGGAGTCTGGCAGGACAGACCAATCCCGATGCAGCCTTCAAATATGGCAGCATTATTTTGTCTGATCCACATAGCAGTCCAGCTGAGATAGCCGAGGCCATGAGTCACATGGAAGAAGCTGCAAATTCAAAGAATGTACATGCAGCCATGATTGTAGGAAAGCATTATCTGGACGCAGGCCAAAAGCCTCAGGCCTTCAAATGGTTCTGGTGTGCCCGAGCCTGGGGAGGTGTTGGAGCTCAGGCCAATCTGGAACAACTAACCAAAGGATTCAGTGCCGCAGAGTTTCAGAATCTGAAATATGCAGCCGAAGCACTATTAGACCAGATCAATTTTAGCAGCCAGGATCGAATCTTATCATGAGAAAGAAACAGTCAGCCAAGGATATAGCCGAGAAAGCCAAACTCATTGAACTTTCACGTGCTCTGGGTCAGGAGCCCGATCCTAAACTGGTATCCGAAGTTCAGAAGCATCTGGACTTTCAGAGCAGTCTAAGACAAAGCATACGCAGCAGTCTGGTACAGGATCTGCAAAAGGCCATAACAACAACCAAGCGAGAACTAGATGTTGCTCTGGTTCAGGCCGAGGTTGTTGAACCACAGGCCGAGTTTGTAGCCCTGCCACCTAGTCTGGATGACCTAGAAAAATTACTGGGATTTAGCATTGACTCTATTCCCGATCCAGTAGTCCAGACTGTAACAGCTGAGCCCGTAGCCGAGGTCATTGAGCCCGAGCCTGAACCAGAGACCGAGGCTGTCGTAGAACAAAGCCTGGCCGATCTGGTAAGCAAAAGCATTACTGACATCGTTCAAAAGACTCCCTATGATTTGCCTGGCACCAAGAAAGCCAACAGTGAGGTCGATGCCGAGGTTATTCGTAATGCCGATGTTCAGAGCCTGAAACGAAAACTAGAAGAGCTTACACGTCATCTGGATCGTGTAAATGCCAAGGTTGATCATGCAGGTGGTGGCGGTATTGACTGGGTACTTACCAAACTCAATAACACGGCCATAGGCGCCAGTACCATTTTCAACTTCGAAGGAAATGGTTTCCAGCTTGATTATGATGCCCGAATAAATCAGTCCAACATCAAGATGCTGGGACTGGATTTCTTCATCTGGCGCTATACTATCAACACAGTTACCGACACTGTCTCGGGCATTGACGATTTTGGTGCTACCCTGACCTATGTGCCTGGCCAGATCAGCGTCTATATCAATGGTGTCAGACAAAAGAATGGTTTTGACTACACAGCCACCAATGGAACCAGCATTCAGTTTCTGGACGTAGACCTAGAGCCCACAGACCATGTGGAAGTACAGACCTGGGTTGGTGGATTTGCTGGTGAGGCTCCTGGCAACATCATAAACATAACGCATCCCAATAGACTGGTTGATGGCGATTACATAGTTCAGAGCTCAGACTATTACATAGGAGTAAATAGTAATAGCAATGTCACCATTACCCTACCCGCGGGTGGCGAACTGGCCAGCAATGGGCGTACGGTAATCATCAAAGACGAATCGGGTCGTTGCCAGCGATATCCCATACGAGTAGTTGGTAACATAGATAACGATCCACAGGGCTTTATACTCAGAATCAACAATGGAGGTGTCCATCTATTCTATCGTGATGGATGGAGAATAATATGACATATCTTTTTACAGACAAACCTGGACCAGCTGAACGCAGTTCTTTTGGTGAACCCATAAGTGTACCTATCGTACCAGTAATTCAATTTGATGCTGTGTATGACATTGACCCCAGAGAACTTGAAACGTTTACGACCCTGGGTGGGAATGTAAGTCAGCATGATTCACATTTCGTTGTTGATGCCAGAACCAGCTACGGTGGTTACGCAGTACTGCGTTCAAAACGCATTCTTCGTTATCGACCTGGCCAGGGCGGCCTAGCCAGATTCACTGCTAAGTTTGAAAACCCAAGTCCAAATGCCACACTTCGGGCTGGACTGTTTACACAGGAACAGGCGCTGCAGGTTGGATACGATGGTAACCAGTTTGGCATTCTTCGTTCCAGTGGTGGACGAGCACACATTGCCAAACTAGAGCTTACAGCTGCAGCAGCTGGAACTGAAACGGCAAACCTAACACTGAATAGTACTAGTTACTCTATTACATTATCGGTTGCAAATACCATAACAAATGCAACTACCATAGCAAACACACTGATAAATTTGGGCACAGTTCCCTGGACCATTGAACAAGAAGGTGCCAATGTTTATTTTCTTTCTAGTAGTCTAGGGAATCTAAGCGGACAATTTTCCTATACCAGCTCGGGTTCCAGCACAGGAACAGTTGTTGAGCGACAGAGTGGTAATGCTACTACCAATTACTGGACCTATCAGGCTGATTGGAACCAGGATAAACTAGACGGTTCAGGTGCCAGTGGCATGACACTGGACCACAGTAAACTCAACGTTTTTCAGATAAACTATCGTTGGCTGGGTTCTGGAAAAATTCTGTTTTCTATCGAAGATGATGTTACTGGCGATATCATACCCTTTCATAGCATACATTATACAAATCGGCATTCAGAACCACACCTAATGAACCCAAGTTTTAGACTGGGCTATGTTGCTGCAAATCTATCTGGTCTGGGTTCTAACAGTGCTGTTGGTGGTGCCAGTGCCATGGCTGGAATCGAAGGCCTTACACCTACAATTACATATACGACTGGCAAAGGGTCGGGGACTAAAACAAACCTGTCCTCAAACTCATTACATCATCTAGTGAGTATAAGAAATAGCGTAATTCATGCAGGAAAAGTAAATCTCAGAAATCTAGAACTTAGAAAACTTAGTCTGAGCTATGCTGGTAACAGCCCAGCTGAAATATTTGTGGGACTGAATATTCCACTTTCACGAACAGGTAGAATCCAATATTACGAAATAGACTACAATAGCATTGCATATTTCAGTCGCGACGTTTATCAAACTGATACACAACGCTGGCTGGCTACATTCGCTGTGGATCAGGGTAGTACACAAATTGAGCTTGAGGATCTGAACATAAAATTGCCTCCGAACTCAATCGCAAGTATTTTTATACGAAGTTCGCAGTCAATATCACGCTGCATTGCCAGCCTAACCTGGGATGAAATTTGATACGGTATAAATAATTAGATAGATTCAAATGGACAAACATGGAATTCAAACAGTATCTCACCGAAGGTAAGCGCGACACCGTAGTTTTCAGCCACGGCCGCATGAATCCTGTAACCTCAGGCCACCAAAAGATGGTGGATCTTGGGAAAGACATGGCCAAGAGCCTGAATGCCGACTATGAGCTCAGCATTACTCATAGCCACGACCCCAAGAAAAACCCCCTGAGCGTTGATCAAAAGCTCAAACACGCTCGCAGAGCATTTCCCAAGACCAAGATCACGGCTACCAGCAAGGAGCTGCCCAGCTTCCTGCACGTGGCCAAGCGCCTGCATGATCAGGGCTATAAACATTTGGTCATGGTAGCTGGGTCAGATCGAGCCGATGAATACCGTGATACCCTGCACAAATACAACGGGCATCCTGATTTCTATAATTTCAAGTCCATTACTGTACCCGACAAGAAAACCATGATCAAGCATACAGGCAAGCACCTGGAGCGTGATCCCGATGGTGAGGGTGCCGAGGGTATGAGTGCCACCAAGATGCGTACTCATGCCACCAACAACGATTTTCATGAATTTCGCAAAGGCGTACCTGCACATTTCAGCGATGCTCAGGCTCGTGAACTGTTCAATGATGTACGCCAGGGCCAGGTCAGGGCCGAAGAGACTGACATAAGAAAGCTCTATATCAACGGAGAAATATATAATCTAGGCGACCGAGTCGTTACTGAGTCTGGCCGGGGTGAGATAGTATACAGGGGTTCTACCTATGTAACACTTCAGCTGGAAGACCACACAACGGAAAAATACTGGGTAACTGATCTAGAAGAAAGATCAGGACAATACTATACCAAATCAGGGAAAGCCAAGAAGAATCCCGCTAATCCGAGTGGCCTGTCTAAGAAATATTCGGGCGATCTGTCTCATGCCACTCAGGTGGCTCGTCGCCAACACTTCAAGAAAAATGCTGCTAAGTCTAGTTCAGATGCCAGTGCCTACAAGCCTGCTCCTGGCGATGCCTTTAGTCAGACAAAAGTCAGTCAATACACTAAACGATACCACGAGCGCTTTGGTCTCAGAGAGCGTCGTGTTCCAGCCATACTACTTACACGCGAACAGCTACAGATGCTGCGTGAAGAAGAACTTAGCTTTGCTGGTTACACTACATCCAATCTGGATCTTTGCCCTGGCGCAACCATTACACTCAAGAAAGTCATAGCCAATCCTGAACTCAATCCTGAGTTTGTACTCAAGGCTGTCAAGGCCACAGATCTCATGCTGGGTGTAGAACGTGAGGCTCTGAACGCGGGCTTTGCTGACGAACAACAAATACATGATTTCACCATGTACATGGGCATAGCTCATGATACCCTGCACTTGCTGGGACTGACTGATGCAGACTTCGAAACCAAGTACGGAAAGAACTGGTTTCAGACTCACCTAAATAAAATGGCCGAGCTAAGTATGCAACATCCCAATGACATTATCAGTGCAGTGGGTACTCATCTGCCCACAGAACAGGAAGAAGTCGAGGAAAGCATGAACTATAAAACACATCAGGTCCAGAAGATTGAAATCCATCAGGGATCTGGTAAGACCACCAAACACCATAACCTGGTCAAGAAGCTGGATCTGGGCGACGACAAGCCACTGAACATGGCCGAGGCCACAGACAGTGCACTGGGCAAGAAGGCCTCAGAGAGCGGTGTAAGCATTGAAACACTCCGTAAGGTTTACAGACGCGGTGTTGCGGCCTGGCGTACAGGACACAGACCCGGAACCACTCCACAGCAGTGGGGCATGGCCAGAGTCAATAGCTACATCACCAAGGGCAAGACCTATCATACCGCAGACAAAGATCTGCGTGAAGCCGAAGAGCGTGACATCAACTTTACACCAGACAAGGATGTTTTCCATGGACTGGACAAGGCCGTAACCGATGAGGTTGGTTTTGACGGTAAGGCTGCGGGATTTGTAAGCTTCAAGAGCTTCATGGACGAACCAGAATTCGTAAAAACCCAGCAACAGCATGACGATACCCGCCAAAGCATACACACTGCGCAGGTCAAGGACTTTAGTAAACATGGACCCAGTTACAGAGCTCAGGTCAAGAAACATTCAATGGAGTAATCATGGAACAAGAGGAATGGAAATTAGTTGAAGCACTCAGGCAGGTATTGGCTAATACATTTGTCATGTATTTTCAGGCACACAGTGCACACTGGAACGTAGAGGGTCAGGATTTCAAACAATATCATGATTTCTATGGTGAAATCTATAATAGTACCTGGGCCGCCACAGACGACATTGCCGAGCACATACGCGCACTGGGAAGTCTGGGCCCACTGGACCTTAGCGAAATGCTCATGGCCAGCAGTCAGAATCCAACATTTACAACCACGGCTCCACGTGATCTCACCGAAGGCATACTCAAGGCCAATGAGGTTTGCCTGGTTAGCCTAATGGTAGCCTACAAAGCAGCCGAGGCTGCTGGCGAGATTGGCGTATCCAATTTCGTTCAGGATCGCATAGACCGTCATCAGAAACTGGGCTGGATGTTACGCTCATCACTAAAATGAAAAGTTTCACAGATCTAATTATCGAAGAAAGCCTGCCTGAAATCTCAGACTCAGAGCTGGATTCCATGGCTGAGAATCTTACCTGGGACGATATTGCTGACCTTTATGAGTCCGACGAACTCATTGAAGTAGATGATTCCGAGGATCTGGAAGAAGGGCTTAGTGCTCAGGCCAGAATGAAAAAGAAGATGAGCATGATACGTCACAAGGTCAAGCGTGGACAGATTCGCGGAATCAAGCTACGCCGAGCCAGCGACTTTGCCACACTAAAGAAGCGTGCAACAGCTGCAGCACGTCGTGCCCTGGCTCGACGCTTCCTTCGCGGACGTGATAAATCAACACTGAGTCCAGCGGAAAAAGACAGAATTGAGCAACAGGTCAAGAAGATGAAGAACGTGCAGGCCATCCTGGCCACCAGAATGATACCAACCATTAGAAAACTAGAACAAAAACGACTGTACAAGGGCGGCCGCAAATGAAGTTATTCAAAGAACTACGACAACCAGCCAATGAACAAGCCGAGCTAGATGAAGCCATCAAGCTCAACAGCAAGGTTAAAATACACGCTCCAGGTAAAGACTATCATGATAAAGTTGGACATGTAGGTGAGATTAGAAAGGGACTGCACGATAAAGCTCCTAAAACCTATACTGTAGACTATGATTATGATACCAAGACTGGCAATAAAAA